GTGATAAGAGACAGGCAAAGGACGGTGTCGGTATCCGTAAACGTAATAAGGGTAAGGTGGCAAGTCAGTGGACTCAAACTGAGCAACAAGAGAAATGGCTCAACTATTATATGGACCCCAAGTCGCCGAGTTATGCAAACGCCTACGCATCAGCAATTAGAGCAGGCTACAGCCGATGGGCGGCTACTAAGATGGAGACCAAGGATTGCCAAAAGTGGGTCGCCGAGGCTAAGAATATGATGCGCCTTACTCCTGAACATCTTAAACAGCAGCTACAAATGATTGTTGTGAATGATATATCAAAAGATGCCGATAAGATTAATGCTATTAAGCTATTGGGTAAGGAACATAATATGTTTGTCGATAAACAGGTTACGGCCCATATAGGGATTGAGGAAGCACTAAAAGAACTGGACAACTTGTAATGAAGCCTCAAAAGAAACCAGCGAACCGTAAGCTTATCTATATCTGGGACGAAAACCTAGAGTTTTTTAATAAGCTACCAAATAAATCAGCTACTATTAACCAGCTTATTAAGAGGCTTAGATTAGATGGATGACCTAAAACTAACCAAGGCGCAGCTGGCTAAGATTAAGCTCATTAAACAGGACTTTTACAAGTTCGCTAAGATGAACCTGTATATTAAGGACAAGTTTGCTAATATTGTCCCATTTGTCCCTAACGAACCTCAGCGGGCTTTAATTGATTATGTGTTACTTTGTATTCAAGAGAAGCGGCCAGTTAAGGTTATCATCTTAAAAGCCCGCCAGATGGGCTTTAGTACGGCCGTAGAGGCTCTTTGTTACTGGTGGACGTCTACTAACTTTAACATTAATAGTGTTATTATCGGTAATGATGAGAAATCTTCACTCAACCTTTATAGGATGTTCCGTCGTTATTTTGACAACACCAATATTCTATTTAAACCGAGTGTTCGTTACAACACTAAGAGTGACTTAACGTTTGAAAAGTTCGATGAGAATGGTAAACAGATAGGCCTAGGCTCAGCTATTAAGATTGAGACGGCCAAGAACAAATCCGCTGGACGTTCAGATACTATCAACTTTCTTCACGGATCTGAGGTCGCGACCTGGGAGAGCGGCGAAGACTTGGTTGCGTCCCTTATGCAGACAGTACCAGATGCTGAGGTAATGGAGAAGCCCTCAATGGTGTTCCTAGAGTCTACTGCAGAAGGGCGGGGCAATTACTTTCATAAAGAATATGTCGCAGCCGCTGAAGGTAAAAACAACTATCAGCCCGCTTTTGCCCCGTGGTGGATTCTTGATACTTATGAGCGCGATGCTACGTTTGAGGATCTAGAAAAACTCAACGATTACGAGCTGTTCTTAGTCGATCTTATGAGGCAAGGCCACGATACATTAGGGCACCACTTTCCTATTAGTGAGGAGGCTATACCTAGAAAGCTTGCATTTTATAGAAGGAAGGCGAAAGACTTCGCAGCGACCCCCGAACGTCTGCCCCAGGAGTACCCCTCAACATGGCAGGAGGCATTCATCGCAAGCGGCAAAAACGTATTCAATCCATTAGCCCTACAGGAGATGGAGAAGGACGCAACCCCATTAGAGGATGTCGACTATTACAAGATTACTCCAATAGAGGATCGTCCCTATGAGGAATTTGAACTAGAGCGAATACCATTTGAAGAAAACGAATCGCCTGATGACTTCACCTACAAAGCCCCACTCAAGATCTGGGAGAAGCCAAAGCCTTATAAAGAGTACGTTATTGGTGCAGATGTTGCAGAAGGCTTGAAGGGTGGCGACTTTAGCGTTGCTACTGTTGTAGATATTTCAACAATGGCAGTAGTTGCTCGCTGGAGGGGGCATTGCGACCCCGACAAGTTCGGCGAGATCTTAGGCGCTCTTGGTACGTACTACAATTATGCCCTTATAGGTGTAGAGGTAAACAACCATGGTCTTACTACCGTACAAAAGCTCCGCGATACCTTCTATACAAACCTCTACAAGCGCGATAGAGGTTATGATGAGGAATGGGAGACTCCTACCGTTAACCTCGGCTGGAAAACTGATATGCGCACTAAGCGATTAATGATCGATGACCTTATCAAGCTAATACGCGAGCGCGTGATTAAGGATAAGGATATTGTATTCATTAACGAGGCATTCAGCTACGTGCGCGATGAGCGTGGTAGAATGAACGCAGAGGAAGGCTCTCATGACGACGTGGTGATGAGTACAGCTATTGCTTACCAGCTATTCCCTTGGGGTGATAACGATATATCAAACTTAAAGGTAGTTTCTACCGCAAAGATGCATAAAATAACCAATGGATGATAAAATACTACAAGAGGTGACTAAGCGCTTTAAAAAGGCGCGGATGTATACCGAGTCCCACTACAAAAAGACTTGGGCAGATGCGTTTAAGTCTTACAACGGCATTAGAACAATACGAGGCTACGCAGGACAAGCTGATGAGTTTGTGCCCGAAACCTTCTCAATCGTAGAAGCCCTTGTGTCCTCATACGTTAAAACAAAGCCGCGGTTTAAGTATTGGCCGCTGCATGAAGAGCAAGAACAAAGCGTCGAGGCTTTAAATGGGTTAGTCAACTATTACTGGTCTATCAACAACATGACCGATAAGATGATTAGCTGGATTAAGGATATGGCCCTATACGGTACAGGTGTTCTTGCCTTTAGTTGGCTCAAAGACCGCCCGCTTATCCAAAATATCCCGCTAAACGATTTCTTTGTAGACCCAGCTGCGCGCCATATCAACAACCCAGAAGAGCCGGGCTACCCTCGTTATGCAGGATATCGCTACCTTACAAGCCTAGAACAGCTCAAGTCTCAGATGGAGGTAGACGTAGAGACCGGTAAGGTCAATGAGAAGTACAAAAATCTCGACAAGGTGGTCTCTGGAACTGACAGCGAGGAAATGGACAAAGACATCAAAGAGATGTTGATTGGTTCTACCTACGGGAAAGACGCCATTAGCGAGCAAGTAGAGGTCATTGACTACTGGACTGAAAAGAAACACGTGATGATCGCTAACCGTAGCGTTGTTATCTTAGAGGAGGACAACCCTTACGCCCGGAAAGAGTCTAAAAAAGAGCTGCCGATGGACTTAGACGGCGAGATTATCCCAATGAAGGTGAAAATCCCCGCCATTAAAGGCTTTCTACCATTCGCAGTAGCCCGTAACTACGTTGATACGAGCCTATTTTACGGTAAAGGTATTGCTGAGGTTATTCTTAAGACTCAGGAGCTTCTCAACGATACAGCAAGCCAGAAACGCGACAATATTGCTTACGTGTTGAACAATATGTGGCAAATTGAGCCCCGATATCAGCACCTAGCTGAACGTATCCAATCCGCACCGGGCGCTATATTTCCAATCCCTAAGGGCGCACTTACCCCAATTGAGAAGAATGACATTAGCCCAGCTGCTGATGCCGAAATTTCTCGCCTTACTCAGCAAATGCGTACTGCAGTAGCCGCGGATGCAGCCGTCCAGGGTATCAGCCAACGCTATAGCCGTACTACTGCTACTGAAATCTCTAACCAAATGGAGCAATCAGACGCCCGTACAAACGTTAAGATGCAGTCCCTCGAGGACGGCGGCCTCTCTCAAGTTGGCTCAATCCTGTTTAAGATGATCCAGCTATTCGTTAAAGAGGACACTCCAGTACGGATGACTGATCATAACCAGATTACCTGGCAAGTCTATAGCCCAGACGTATACTTTGGTGAATACCAGCCAAAGGTTGTGCTCGAGAGTACCGCAGACGCCGAGATCGCAATGCTCAGCCAGGCAATGCAGACAGCCGCCCAATTCAGCCTTCAGAACCCTCTCGTTAACCAGGAGGCGTTCCTGCGCAATATGTACAAGACCCTCTTTAGTAAGTACATGACTGAGGATGATATTAACGAAATGCTTACTGTTCCGCAACCAATGATGGGCCCAGATGGCCAACCGGTTGATCCGTCACTCGTACAAAGCGGCGCATCCCTTGCCCCAGGTGCTGAGGAGTACCTACTAGGCGCAGGCGCGTCTCAAGGCGGAGGCGACTCATTCAACAAGCGAGCCCAAACCGGCAACCAAGGCGGCGGCGGAGCAAATAGTAACGATAACAACATTAGACGGGTACGAAGCGAACAAGCATCAACCCGATTGAGGTAGTAAATGGAAGAGAGTAATAAATGGGAGAAGATCGCTCATCAATGGGAGCAGTTCTCTAAAACAGAAGCTTATAAAGAGTTAATGGGTTATATCGATCTGCAAAAGGATGTAAATTCTACATTAGCAGCGGGGCCTATTGAAATTTACAAGGAAGTACCAACCGTTGATGGAAAGACAACGCAGCAACTTGAGTTTGAACCCGAGAAGCTGGCGTATCTTCTACAGCGCAATGTAGGCCTCGATACAATCCGCCTTTACATTGAAGGCTTTAGTATCAAGTAATTTCTACAACAATGTAAGATGTACAGCGTAGGAGGGTTTTCGCCCCTGTCCCTCCTACGCTCCCCTTAAAGAGGCGAGATTGAAGACAAACTAATAGGAGTACACTAGAATGGAAGATTCCCTTACCGGAACTAACGATGCTAGCCTCGATCAAGAGCCTACTAGCGTTAACGAACCGGCGGATATCTCTAGCGATACTACCTCTCAAGCTCCAGTAGAGCAAGATGTAGTAGCTGAGCCCGCCCAAGAAAGCGAGCCAGCAGATAACGGGCTGAGTAAATTCGCGAAGGCGCAAGGCTTTGATCTTGATAACGCTAGCGAGGATACGAAACGAGCCCTTAAAATTGCTCTGGATAACCAGCGCTCATTCCGTAGCGCAAAACAACTAGCAGATACCAGCGAGCCTACTGACGACTTGCGCGCAGAGGTTGCTAACTTGAAGTACGAGCGACAAGTCGAGCGATTCTTTGGCGAACAAGGCCGTGACCGCAATCTCGAAGCGGTAATGTATGACATCGTAAAGGATAAAGCTGCTAAATACGGCGTAGAATATGCAAATAACCTACGGCACGACCTCGACACTCTGTATGATTTAGCCATGCTTAAGTCGAGCAAGAACACCTCAAATGTAGATCCGGAGCAAATCCGCCGAGAGGAAAGGGAGTCTATCAATCAACAACTCCAGCAGGGCACCCAAGCCCATGCTACTGATCACTCAGCGGATAATGAGTCTCTCGAGTACTTACTAGCCAACTACGATGGCTCTCCTGAGATGGCCGCTAAAATAGATAAACTAATGAACTAGGAGAAATATAACTCATGGCAAACCGAGTTACCCCAACAGTCGGTCAGGGTGCAAAAGACATCTCTGGCGGCGGGGCTTCCAAGGCGTTTATTCCGCAGATTCAACATTACCGGATCTGATTAAACTTTTTCTGAATATCTGGAACTGGACGAAAGGTGCCGGAACCAGAGGGAACTTTAAGTAACACAGGTTAAACAATCATTGGAGATATGATATGAAACGTATAAGTGTGAAATATTTAGCAGGGCTGATTGATGGCGAAGGCTGTATCGACTGGCAAAGAGGCTGGCGAGACAACGGAACGCGTCTGTATATCCGCCCCCGATTAAGGATTACATTAACCGAACCAGGATTTGACCTACTGGAAAATTTACACGCGAATTTTAAGGGCCACGTAGAGGTTCGTAATAGATCTCTTAAAAACCCCAACTGGATGGAAGCCCGCAATTGGGTCGTCACCGGCAGTCGCGCTGTAATGGTTCTTAATCAGGTAAAAAATTCATTAATCATCAAGAAAGAGCAAGCTAAACTTGCAATCGCTTGGGAAAGATATATTAAGGGTGAGAGAGTATCTCAAGAAACCATAGATATCTTGGTCGAAGAAATGAAGCTAATGAAAAAAGACCCGCATCGACTAAGTGAAAAAGCAATGATTCGAACCAACGAGTCATTGAAGCGATAGTCAGAATACTTTTTAGTATTACGTGGAGCCCAGAAGTTGAGAAGAACTACACTAACAACTACGTGGTCTTCGACTTTATCGATAAGACAAACCTTGGCGATGGCGTCCACATGGGCGACGTCGTTCACGTTCCTTTCATGAAGGAAATCACCGACAGCACCGCTACTAACACTACCGTTGAAAGCGCATCGGCTATTGACGCTGTTGACGTATCGACCGTTGATGTGTTGGTTGACCGCTACCTCCGCAAGGCAGTTGGTGTCCAGGATGTGGCTGCTACTCAAAGCAAATACGAGTACCGCGCACTCTACACTGAGCGCCTTGGCCGCTGGATCGCCCGCGCACATGACGAGGAAGCTATCAAGAAAGCTATCGCTGCATTTACAGCTGGCAAGATCGCCGCTAGCGGTGCAGATGGCCACTTGAGCTACAAAGACATCGTTGCTGCGATGGCTCAGCTTGACGCTAACAACATCCCAGAGGATGGCCGTGGTATCTTCCTTAACGGCTACGCACGTGCTGACCTCCGCAACATTCCTGAGTTTACCTCTTACAAGGAAACTGGTGAGGCTGGTCTTGTTAAGAACAAGGGCTACGTTGGCCACTTCTTTGGCACTCCGGTGTATGTCACCAACGCTTTGACAACTGATACGGCTGGCGGCAAGCGCACGAGCCAGATCATTGTCATGCACAAGACGGCCCTTAAGGGTGTTGCCCAGATGGCTAAGACTGAGGGTGACCGCGACAAGCTCGCTGGCGTTGACTATGTTGTTGCATCGACTCTGTTTGGTGTTGGCGCAGTTCGCCCAGAAGCTGGTGTGATCATCGAGCGCAAAGTTACTAAGGAATAGTAACTAGACTTAAAGCCTCCTCCCGAGCGGAGGGGGCTTATTTTAAGATAAGGAGATAATAATGACAAAATGGGTAAACAACAGCGCGTGGAACGCGTTACTAGCAAAAATAAACACCGCAAATAAGGTGCTAATATTGCCTCAATACACAAACGATTTTAGCACTGCGAATAATCAAAAGCTCGGCGAGGGCTCTTACTCTACGTCTCCTCAAACATTCCCGACGGCCGGCGAGCGAGTAGTGACCCTTAACCCGGCGAACAATCTTAGCGTCACAAAGACCGGTACGGCCACTCACGTTGCATACGTAAACGGCACTGAGATGCTATTTGTAACCGACATTACGGGGCAGTCAGTAACTCAAGGCGGCACAGCTAACCTTACTGGAGTGCAATTGAAAGCAGAGGACATTTAATATGGAAAACAACAAAAGGGTGCGCCGCATTGCCGATATCGCAGAAGAGCTTGGTTTCCGCGTGCGGTTCAGCTTTGCGGTATGCCATGTCCATAGAATGCATGGCCCAGAAATCGCCCGGTTTGAGCTAGACGACCAACAGAGATATTGGGTGTCGTCCGAGTTTTTAAATGCTACCGCCGGTAAATACTTCCGTGAGGTGGTTGACCACATCGAATATCTAGCATCTAATAAAGGCAGTCAATCGAAGGGGGTGCTTTACCCCCCTAAAGATGGCCGTACTAGCTGGTGGTCGCTGAAGGGACTTGAGTACGGTAGTGGTGTCAAAACAATAGAGGGTGAGAGTATGGACTCACTATTTACAAAGAAGGGCGTTGAGCGTATTCCGAAACGCTATGACGTAGGCCATAATTGTTACATACAAGAGATCGACCAGGACGGCGCAGCTGGCAAGAAAATAGAATGGGAAGGCGGCACTGACAAGAGGTAGTAAATGAATGAGAATTTAGCATCGACAGTACTGACTGGCAACATAAACACAACACAAACAACTATCGCCGTTAAAAACGCTAACGATTTTCCAATATCTGGCTATTACTACGCGACTATTACCCCCGCCAATACGTTTCCCAGCACTGAAAACTCAGAGATAGTCTTGATAAAGGCTCGTGCTAATAATATATTTACAGTAGAGCGTGGAGCGCGGCGCACCGTAGCAAAATCATTCCAGGCTGGCGCACTCATCTATATATCGGTATACGGCGAGAGAACGCTCAAGGTTGGTGATATTATCATGACTATGAACAATAGCCCGGCTTACGGAAGGTTATTCATGGACGGAGGCCGCTATCAAGAGGAAGATTACCTGTTGTTGGCCGATCACATCAGATACAATCCAGCGCTAGGAGAAGTGAGTGGCGGTTTTATCACACTTAAGAATATGAGGCAAAAATTTCCACTCGGCAAAGCGCCGTCTGGTACGGGCAGTGTCCTTGGTGAGTCTGGCGGGGAAATAGACCATAAACATGGTATGTCTACTTACACGGGCGCTGGAGTTGGCTTCGGCACCGGTGATGTTCGTGCAGCTATTGGAGCAACTCATGACGACGCGAAACGTATAGGCTATGCAGCATTAGACGCGACAATGCCAGCTGGCGGAACTCGCCCAAATTATAAGTACTCGATCAACTCGAGAGATAGCCAGGAGAATGAAGGTAGTAGATGGAACCATTTCACCCCAGTATTTGGTTATACAAACTCGAATAACCCGCCGTTTATTGTAGTAAATTTTGAAATTGTAGCGAGGTAGACTATGGCAACGGCTCTTTACTTTCCGGCGAGAGATGGTCTCAAAAATTGGACTGGAGAGCTGATACGCAGCGGCACGCTATCGATAGTAGACGGTCAAGTGTTAAAGCTCCGCCGAGCTAGCGATGGAACTAATAACGACCGGTTTGCCGGGTATATTCCGTTCGATTCCATAGACGGCGAGCTGTATGCTGTGTTTAACACTCTACCTCTCGCAGGTACAGACGGGTTGATGGGGATATTCGCTATGCGGTGGAAAGAGCCATCGGTTAGAGCGGGTGAGCCATCGGGGTATACATTGTCGATAATCCCCGACCAATCGGCTACTTCCGGCTACTCACTTTGGCTCGAGAACGGCATTAGAAAACTGGCTAGTTACCCTCTACCATACTACAAACACACAAACGACTACTGCGCTAGATTTAGTGTTACAGGCAGTATTGTGAGGGCGAAGGTGTGGCCATCAGCTGATAGTGAGCCCGGATGGCAAATAGTGCTGAGCGACTCGTCTGTGCAAGGCGGGCAGGACAGGAAACGAAATGGAGTGTTCACCCACAACGGCGGTTCTGTAGACTACCGCTTTATATCATTTGGATTTGGCGGTTCACTCGCTCCGTCGATACAGGATTTAACACCGGCATCTATAGCGTCAAAGCAGTTAGACAACACGGGCCTTATAGCTGGCCCGCTAGGCGGCTTTCCCGTTGGTGGTGCATATATATCACAGGATACGAAGCCGAAGGTTTATAGCCTTGCCGGGAGTAAGTCTACTGAGCGCATAACAATATCTCGTCCGATCTTAGCAGCTGAAGGCCCAAAGTATAGCCTCAAGGGTGGGCGCGGATGGGTGCATCTTGTATTTAAAACAAAGCCAACGCTTACTTATATACCACCAAGGCCAGGTGAATTGCGCCCCGTACAGGTTACAGAGCGTCTAACCATTAGACCGCCCACGTTAACCCATACGGGCCCTTTATACACCCTGAGACCGTCTAAGATAACGGAGAGGATAAATATATCGTCTCCGACCTTAACGGCCCTTACAGCGGCTCTCATGCAGCCTGAGGGGGTAAATCTAAGGGTCGGTATTAGCAGTCCGAATGTTATATTTATACCGAAGCCCGAGGTCTCGACGCTGAAGCCAGCGCCAGTAACTTTGCGGCTAACAATAACGCGGACTAATGACTTATTAGACCCAAGCGTATACAACATTGAATATAAACAATATAAGCCTGATTACGTAGGAATAAAAGCCTATGAAGGCGAAACATTAAACATTGACCGATACCGCCCCGATACAATAGAGACGGGCAAGATCGATAGTATCGAACTAAATACAAACAGATACAAGCAAATAGTAATTAAATAGAAAGGACTTAAAATGTCAAATTCATTAAGCCGCTTTAGCCCGACAGCCACCTGGGACTCGCTCCCGGAGGGGAGCCTTGGGTTGGCGCTCATACCTAGCGGTGGCGCATACACAGTAGAGGCTACCAGCTCGACGGGTGGTGGGAACGTGCCTAAGCTCGGCGAGAGCGATACTAACTGGCAAGAGATTGCGACGGCGAAAGGTAAGTGGGTTTATCGTCGATACAATGGCCTACTACTCGTCAAACCCGCGGGAGACTATAGCCAGCCGCCAGCACTGGCAGCGGGAAGTAATACAATATTCCAGATTCCAACACCCTACCGAGATGACATCCAGGCAACAATTGCTCCAATTTACAAAAATATTGGAAACGAGCTATCTCATGATGGCTCATACATTAAGATCGAGCCAGGCGGAAATGTCATACTTAACGCGAAGTCTGCTTCGATTTATGTGATTCCGACAGTAGTTGCCTCTACCGGTCTTAGCTAGGAGCTGAAATGACACTCGCTGATTTACGCAAGCGGGTGATGATAGATAAGCTGGATGATGAAGACTACGAACCAGAAATCATTGACAACTTTTTGAATGACGCACAGCGGGATATATTCAACCAATTTGAACTACCATTTATGGAAAAGATATTTATTGGTGATGTACCCGCTGGTGCGTCTATCATTAAGCTGCCAGATGACGTTAGCCGGGTAGAGATGCATGCAATGAGCGGTGTACCTAACTTCTTTCAAATGAAGCGAGAGTACCGCGATTTCTTCATGCGATTTGCAGATGCAATGAATAATCAACCCCACGCGCCTGGTTACTGGACTGAATATGCTGGCAATATTCTATTAGACGCCCCGACTGATAAAGAATACAAACTATATACGTTGTCTCTT